CTCTATACATCGGACGGGTTTTTAAGCTGCGGGAAAACTGGAAGTGGAACCCCGTTTGCAAAAACGACGCATAATGGCCAAGATTGTGGCGTCGCAGATTTGAGCGGTTTAATGTGGGAGGTGACTCCTGGACTTTCATCAAATGGAACAAACTTTTATGTTATAAAAACCAGCGCAGATATGGCAAGTCTGACAAGTGGAAACACTCTATCATCGGACTTGTGGGGGGCTTCTGGGCTGAGCTCTAACTACGATTCATTGGGTACAACATACGGGGCACTAACCGCCTCATCCTCATTAAAGCTTTACGGGAACGCAGCGCAAGTTTTTAGTGAGGCACAAACTGGCAATGCATGGAGCGCAGCAGGAGCTGGAATTCCTCTTGTTGGAGGTGTAGGAGGATTGAATGCGTTTGGCAATGATGGTCTGTATGACTACAGAATTAGTGACGCGTGTTCAATTTCAGGAGGAAAATGGAATAGCACAAGCGCCGCCGGTATTTGGTCGTTATATATGAATAATAACAATGTAAGTTCGGATGACTACATTGGATTCCGCGCTGCAATCTACCCAACAGCCTAACAGGAGACGATTGTGCCAAAGATTATTGAATACAAGAAACTAATAACTCCCGATAGTACCTATGAACTACGAGACGTTGAAGGAACAGAGCTATGCACTATCGGCGATACGACTTACTTCGTAATCCCTGGAACTGCCCTACCAACTGGACAAGCAGCAGAGATTCAAGGAAGCATCCAGTTGGCAGACCTTAGCGCGAACGGATTGCGCGCAAAAATCAAGGCCGAAAGCCCGCATTGTAATCTCGTCAAAGTGCGCAGAAAACAGCGTATTTTTGAAAAAGGCTATACGGAAGAGGACCAGATCGCATTTTTGCACATCGCTGCCGGACAGGGTCTCGGAGTTCCAATTACCGAGTCGCAAAGCGTTGCGCTAGCCACCTATGTCGCGGTGTGCAAAGAAGCAAACGACTGGGCTGAGGCGCAATATGTGGCCCTTGGACTGTAGTGCATCCATAAATGACTACAGTCACGCAAGCAGCCGAATACATAGCGCGCATGTTTGAGCAAGGATTTGGCGACTCTGAACTGAAGTTCTGACTGGCTGATTCATGTTTCTAACCATTACTAAATTTTTAGCATTAAAGGACACATGAGCACTTTCCGCTTAGTTGTCGGAGTTCCTAGCGGGAACTCCTGGGACGCCCGTTTCGGCGTCGATCTGGTGAATCTGATGACCGGATTCACTTCACAGAAAATTCAGCATTATTCCTCGCAGAGCGCTCAGTTGGTTAACGTCCGCTCCAGCATTCTTCCGAACAATCGGTTGAATCTGGTAAAGACCGCCAAGGGTACAGGGGCAACCCATTTGCTAATGCTGGATTCCGACCACACTTTCCCACGCGACCTACCGCATCGTTTAGCCGCTCATCATAAAATGGTCGTGGCGGCTAACTGTGTAACAAAAACCATCCCGGCGAGTCCGACTGCCCGGGCCAAGTCGGATGATCCGAAAGGATTTCCGATCTACAGTGACCCTGCTAGTACTGGCCTACAGGAAGTTTGGAGAATCGGCACTGGGGTCATGCTGATCAACATGAGCGTCTTTGAGAAGATCGGTTTGGGCGTCTGGGGCATGAAGTACTTACCTTTTGACGAGACCTATCAAGGGGAAGACTGGACCTTCTGCGCAGCTTGCGAAGAGGCTGGTATTCCCCTCTACGTCGATCATGATCTGTCGAAGCAGGTTGGACATGTCGGCCCTTACGAATATACCCACGACGTCGTGGGGCAACTGGTTTCCGCGGAGGTCGCATGACTCGGGATGAGATACTAAACTTGCTTCAGTACCGCCTCGGAGACCACTCCGAGATGCCGGCGCGAGGCCTGGCTGAAATGCCGCTTTTGCAATCTACTGTGCTGGAGGCGAACTCATGGCTACCGTGGTTTTTAGAAGTGGATTCGGTTGGATTGGAGACCGTGGCCCTAATAAGGGAAGTGGTTCTCCCGACGGGGTTTCTTCAGGAAATGGAAGAGGGCGGCTGTTTATCGCTGACGGTTGGGACCGAAGTACGCCTCTTGACCAAAAAGGACTACAAGGCGGCTCTGAGTCTCTACGGAACAGCGGAGAAGGGAGCCCCCTGGGTGTACAGTCTGGGACCGGAAAGCATCTCGCTGTTCCCGATACCTGATCAAGTATATGCTTTGGACTGGAAATACTACGGTGCCGCCCCGTCGATGGCAGCTTCTGCCGGGGAAACCCTTTGGACGAAGCATGCTGGTGATTTGGTCCTTGCATTACTGGGCGAGAAGCTGGCCGGCAAGCATTTGCAGAATCTTCAATTGGCGGGAAGTTTTAAAGAGGATGCGGCAGCAGCTTGGCAGCGTCTTTACCATGCACATCTGGTTCGCGCGTCCATTAATCAAGCCCGAGCCCTCGGAGGAAATGACTGATGGCAATTGAACTTGCAAGCTTTGTTAACGGGCTCGATGAGACTAAGCCACTTAATACCGACCTGGTAGCCGAGGGAGACAATCACCTGCGCTTGCTCAAGACTGTGTTGAAGAGTACCTTTCCAGGACGTGGAGGAGCCGAGAAAGCACCAATTCTCAAGCTCGCGACCTTTACTCCTGGCCTTGATGAAATTAGCGCACTATTTGTTGCAACGGGAGCTACTCAGGCAAACTTGCCAGCGATTTCCGGATTAGCAGACGGTACGCATTACTGGTTCTGGGCTGAGGATAACAACTTAGTGTTGACAACGCTGGATACGGCGTTAATTAATGGCGGTGAGACATTAACTTTGTTGCAAGGAACAGGCGCTTGTGTATTTTGCATTGGAACTGCTTGGGTAGCTATCGGCATTCCGGGAGCTGGGGGAGGTGGTGGTAAAACGGTCCTGGCTGGAGCTAACATTGTCGTTGAGGAAGATGCTGTATCCTATACTGTCAACGCTGAGGGTGTGGAGTTTAGTAGTTCTGATAATACAGTGGGTATTGATGCTACCGCATATCCTAGCGTTGATTTAACTGTTGTTCCTGCGCAACTTACATTAGGCGCTCTGACTTCAGTTAATTCGACAACAGGCTTGTCGATACCAATAAATACTTGGACTCGAGCTATTTTCGGAGAGACACTCACAAACCCTGGTGATGATTTTGATCAGGGAAATAGTGTGTATATTGTTCCTCGATATGGTGTCTACGCTTTTAGTACGCAATGCACTTTTGTGGCCGGGAGCAGTGATATAGTAACTGATCTCAGAGTAGCAATTACTCGTGTTGGGTATCCTACACAGATAGAATATATAGAGGATTCGTTCTCTCTTCTTGCTTATGATACGCGTACAGTGCAGGTTTCGGGTCATGTAAGATGCTTTGCTTCAGATGAGGTTGAAGTAACTATTTATTCGCTAAATACGGCTATTTATCTGAATCATGTTATTCTGTCAGCTCAATACATGCACGAAAGCGTTATTTAAACTATGCCTATTTCCCCATTCAGTGCTGCCGGACAAGTCGGTCTAAACTTCGACGTTGCTCCGGCAGAAATGGTACCGCAAGCCTGGAACGTCGGTGAGAATATCCGCTTTGATAACGGCTCAGTAACGCCCGTTCGTGGGGATGTGAGCCTTGGATTAGACCTTTCCAGTTCTGAGCAGCCAATCTGGGCCTTTGTTGTTTCGGAGTCGATCTACACGACTGTGGCTTGGGTACTGCCAGCAGCGCCAAAAGTCTACGCTTATTACAATGGGACCTTGTCCGATATTACCAGGGTTTCAGGGGACTATACGGGCGACAACTATGATCGTTGGTCGGGGGGAACGCTAAGTAGTTTACTCTTCCTGACAAACGGGGTCGATGTGCCACAGTATTGGGCGGATCTGAATCCCGCTACCCCACTGGTGGATCTGCCAAACTGGCAAGCAGGCGTCTATACAAAATGTCTGCGAAGTTTCAAGAATTTCCTAATCGCATTGGATGTGACCAAGGCTTCGGTCCGCTATCGCACGATGGTTAAATGGAGCCATCCGGCTGACCCCGGGCTACCACCCCCAAGCTGGGACGAGACGGACACGACGAAGGATGCTGGAGAATATTCGCTAACAGAATCGGCGGGAGCTTGCGTCGATGCGGTTCCTCTGCGAGATGCCTTGATCATCTATAAAGAGGATTCCGTCTGGGGTATGCAGTTCATTGGCGGAACCTTTATCTTCAGGTTTTATAAAATTTTCAGTTCATTCGGAATGCCGCAGCGGGATTGTGCGGTTGAGTTCCAGTCCGGGCAGCATTTGGTCTTTTCCGGCGATGACCTGATTCTGCATGATGGAACAACCTTCATATCCGTGGCAGATGGGAAAGTCCGCCTGTTGCTGCGGCAGATTTCGATCGAGCAGTACGCTGGTTGTTATATGGTAAATCACATAGCACAGCATGAAGTCTGGTTTTGCTTTCGGCGGGCATCAGATGGATTACCGCAGGCGGACACAGCCTTAATCTACGATTGGAAGGACAAAACCTTCGGTATCCGAAATCTGGATAATCTTTACACGATACAGCCTGGGAAGATTCCGCCGTTCGTGTTGCAGTGGGTACAGGCTACGTACCCTTGGCTGAACAGTTCCCAAGAATGGGATGAGCTGGCACGAACTTCGTCGATTCCCAGACTCTTCGGAGTTGCCGACCTGGATATCCGTTGGCTTGACGTCACGTCATATCTTGGGGAGGCAGCAAAGGTTGAACGGACTTATCTGGGTGTAGCCATGCGTGCGGGAGAAGCTCCGGATTTGGCTTCGCGCAAATTCCTGACGCGGATTTGGCCTCGGATTTCTGGGGTGAGTAACGAGGTAGTTCTGGTCACTATTGGTGCGGTTGATGCAGTAGATAAAGCAATTCGCTGGAGCAGCCCAAGGCAGTACATCATCGGAACAACGGAGAAGCTGGACTTTACAATTCAGGGCAAAATGTTCGCAATCCGACTCTCCTCGCTAAACGCCCATAACTGGGTCTTTAGTGGTGCTGATTCCGATATCGCTTTTATTGGAGGAAATTGATGGCCTACACTCCAACACCTTTTCCGGATGGGGGGCAAGTTTCCGACTACATCGTGGGAGAGCTCCAGCAAATCGCGGCGGCTCTTGCCCAGATCGAGGAAGGACGAAGTTTGCCTATTCTTCACGCTGAACCTGCTAAGCCCCGGGAGGGAGCTCTTGTTTTGGCGGATGGGACTGATTGGGATCCTGGTAGTGGGGCTGGTCATTATGAGCGGCGTGCTGGAGTCTGGGTGAAACTATGATTAAACGGGAGAGTAATTCTTGTTTATCCTCCCGGTTTAGTATCAAGAGTTTTACCGGACAAGCCGCTCGTGATATTTGGGGGACTGCTCGAGGTTTTATCCTTCAAGCCATTGCGTTTAGCCGTGGAGAGTTGGATATTAACTGCGTGTGGCGGGCGTGTGAAAAAGGTCATATACAGATCTGGGTGATTTATGCGGATGATATCCCGATCTGTGTTATGCTGACCGAGTTACGGAACTACAGTGAGAAGAAAAGCTGCAATCTCGTGGCGGTAGCTGGAAAACAAACGCGCGTGATCTGGAAAGAATTCTTTGCTTATTTTCGAACTTGGCTCATTGCGAATGAAGTGGATGAGATTCAAGCAACCTGCCGGCCAAGCGTGGCCCGGCTTATCAGAACTCTTGGGTTTCAAGAGTCGGCGCGAGTTATGACTATTCAATGTAAGGAGCCCTCAGCATGAGTGGAGGCGACGGTAGCGATTCAACAACAACTGCAACGACGCAGAATTATTCCCCCGAGGAAGCGGCTCAGCGGGCGAAGGTGCAAGAGGAAGCTTTCCGGATTTACGGCGCGACGGCTCCTTCTATCTCAGGTGCAGCCTATCCTGGAGCTCAAGTTCAGCCGTTCTCAGCCCCAACCATTGCGGCGCAGGATCTGGCAATTCAAAACGCCGGAACGCAGCAGCAGGGTTTTCAGCAAGCCATGCAAGGCTTCGACTACGGCATGACTGGAGCGATGGATGTTCAGAATAATCCCTATCTGCAGAGCGCTATCACGGCGGCCATCCGTCCAGTCACGCAGCAATACGTGGATCCAGGCGGCGTACTCTCGTCGATTCGGACGAACGCAACTGATGCTGGGCAGTTCGGAGGGATTCGCCAAGGCATGGCGGAGGGCATTGCCGCCGGTCGCTATAGCCAAAATGCCATGGATCTTGCAGGTACGATGGCCAGCAGTGCTTACGATAAGGGGCAGGATACCTTCTCCCGAACTCTGGCGTTGGCCCCGCAGACTCTCGGCCTGGGTAATCAGGCGCCGAGTACGCTTTCCGGCGTGGGCGCTCAGCAGGAAGGCCTCGGTCAGGAACAAGCGGCCTATGACGCGAATGCCAGACTCTGGGGTTTGAATGCTCCTTGGGCTCCGCTGCAGAATTATGCGTCAATTATCTATGGTGGTTCGAACCCATCCACGCTGACAACGAGTGAAGGTGCCCAGCCGCAGTCAGGCGGAGCTCGTGGAGCTTTGCAAGGAGCCGCTTCCGGAGCTATGGTTGGAAACGCTGTTGGCATGCCTTGGCTTGGCGCTGGGATAGGCGCCTTGGCCGGCCTGTTTTAAGGAGTAAGGAATGACCACTTTTGCAGAACTTTTGGGCCTTAGCAACGCCTTCGGAATGGATCAACAGGTGAATACTGGCGAGGTCAAAGACCAGTCCATTTCCGAAAAACGGGCCAGTCTGCCTCCACCGCCGGCAGCTGGAACTGTTACCTTCACGCCGGAGCAGCTGAAGATGTTAGCCATGATGGGAAGTGCTCCGAATGATCGGCAGATGCGAGCACCTGGAGCCGTGGCGCCTCGTCCGAATCAACCACCTCCAATGACGCAGATTGCTCTACCCAATGTGCAGCCAGCTTACCGCCCGGGGCTTGGGCAACTTCTTTACGGAGGCGGACGGTGATCGACTACGCGCAAATGCTGCAAATGCAGGGCGGGAATCAAGGAGCGTCCAGGATTGGTGATCTGGCTCTGAATGGAGGACGGACAGATGTTGGGGCTCACTTGCTTGGAGCAGTCCCAAGGACTCCGAATCAGGGTCAGATTCCCCGACCAGGGAACTATGGCAGCAATCCCTTTGATATCAATGGCTTGATGGCGAATGCGCAAAACCGTGCGCAGCCTGTACCAGCTCCCGCGCCAGCAGCTCCTGCGCCAATGGCTCTTCAGCCACGGCCTTCTCAGCCAGTGTCCTCTCCGCAACCAGTCGTTGCCTCGCCATCGCAGTCTCTCCAGAACGCGATCCAGCAGTCAAATGCCACCTTCGGACAAACGCTTGGACTGCCAGTTCCGGCTCCACTACCAACTCCAGCGACGGCTTCCCCGGCAGTCCAGATGGCAGCGCAACCCTCCTATTCCGACATTATGTTCGGCACAAGGCCACAAGCTGCTGGGACTGGTTATTACGATCCTTTGAAGCAGAGCTGGAACCAGGGGGCAAACGTGAAGCCCTCCGCCTATTACGACCCGCTGAAAGGTTATTAAAATGGCTGACCTTAATGAGATTCTGTACGGACGGACAGGAAACAACCCACAGATCGGCGCTCCGCAGGTTCCGCCTGGAATGCTCCAGCAGACAGCAACGGTTCCGGCAACTCCTCCAGCCCAGTTCACGCCAGCGGTTCCGTTTCAACAGGGCGGCGGCTATCCGCCTGTAGCTCCGCAAACCCAGGCTCCTCCAGAAGATCCGAATGCCTTTTCCTCCTTGGTCCAGAAAGTTCAAAGTGATCCTGCGCTTTCGCAAGCTGCGATGATGATGGGGATTCGTCTGGCGCAAGGGGCCCGGCCAGGGCAGAATACGCTCGGCCTGTTGGGGGATACAGCAATGATGGGGGTATCCGCCTATCAGATGCTGGAGGGGAATAAACGAGCACAGGGGATGGAAGATGTTGCCTTCCGGAACACCCAAGACTCGAAAGTGGCTGCGGCGGAAGGTCAGGTACTTCAGAATACGGAAGCAAAGGCAACTCTACCGGCGATGGTTAAGGCGAAAATTGCCAAGGCTGGAATGCTGGAACGGGCGGGCAAGGTGGATGAGGCTGAGTCGGTGGTGGCTGAAGCACGGGCGCAATTCAGGAAGCATCTGGCTACCAGCACGAACAGTTCCGTATTGCAGCAGTCCTGGATGGACGAGATCAAGAACGCCGGATTGAAGGATCTTGCGGAATTGCAATTGAGGCAAGCGCAGACGGAGGTGGCTTATGCTTCGGCTGGATCTTCCGGAGCTTCGGCCGAGGCAGCTCGCGCCCTGGCTGCCTTGCGGAGAGCCCAGACGGATACGCCGGAACGCTTCCGCACCACCCCGACGAGTGCAGCCAGCGCGAAGCTGCAGGAATTGCGTGATTCCTATGCGATCACGCATCCAGATCTTTCGGAGGCGCAGCGGGAGAAGCTTGCCCGACAGGATTTCACCAAGGCTCGCGGGAATGAGAAAATTGAGACGGCGCGGAATCAGTACATCAATACGCAAACTGAAATGCTGGGGCAATTGCCGACACCGGAACAGATACGATCAATCCGGGCGAGCGCTCTGAGCATGTTCCCTGATGGGGCGGATGCGAGTGGAGCGGCTCAGGCTTCGGCAGCCCAGACCTTCACCATGGAGCAAGCTCAAGCTCTCGCAAAGCGGCATGGCAAACCCTTAGCCCAAGTTGTCAAGGATGCGCAAGCACGCGGTTGGACTCTGGCTCAATAGGAATCACTATGGCAAACGACGCTTTTCAGAATCTGTATGATGAGGCTCCTGCAACTTCAGGAAAGTTTGAGGATCTGTACAGTGCCACGACTCCGCCTGTGGAAACTCAAGCCTCTGGTGATTTTGAAAGTCTTTATGGCCCCGTAGATGACGGCACGTCTTTCCTCGGCGGAGCCGGAGAGATCCTCAAACGTGCTCCAGTCCAGACGCTGGCCGGCTTATACACAGCAGCTGGTGATGCGATCGCCCCAACAGGGCTGGCTCCGAACATTGGAATGAATATCCTGAAGGGGGCGCGGACTGGTCCAGGGACTGCCGTGGTGGAAGGTGTTACCTCGTTGGCCGAGATCGCTCGGCGTAAAGCGCTTGACGTCTTCGGATCAGACAACCTAAAAGCGACAGGACAGGAATTGACGCGTCAGGGGATGCAAGTCGGCAAGCTTGCTGAGGAGGATGTTCGAGCGGCCATTCCGAAAGACCTGGGAATCCTCGGACAGGCCGGCCTCTCAGCTGTCAGTTCCGTGGCTCAAATGACTCCGTGGCTGATGGCTGCCCGGTTCGGCGGTACGAAGGTTAGTCCGGAGTTTCTGCGAGCTGGCGGTCTTAGTCAGTTTGCCGGGATGAATTTCGGGCAAAGCTATAATGAGGCTCGGAATGCAGGCGTTGATCCTGAGATCGCTCTCCGACACGCGCTCGGGGCTTCCTCGGCGGAGGCCCTCGGGGAATACTTCGGGCTGGGCACTCTGCTTAAAGGGGGTAAGAACTGGTTCGGTAAGTTTCTGCTGCAGGAAGTTGGCGGGGAGAACCTGACGACTATCGCCCAGAGCTTGAGTGAGAAGGCTTATTATAATGAGAAAAAGTGGACGGACCCTGCTGAGATCGCGCATGATCTGGCTGTAACTACGCTCGGGGCAGGAATGGGCGCGTCGGCGATGAAGGGGCTGGACGCCTCGCTGAGTGTATTCCAGAAGGAACGAAAACATCAGGAATTCGAGGATACCCAGGCTGGAAAAGACCTCCGGGAGATTCTGAGCCAGCTGGGGCAAACGCCTGAAGATACCGTTGCTGAGAAACCATCGCTTGTGCCGCAGACACCTCAGGAAGAGGCTCTGGCTGCTGTGCAGGAAAAGCAACTAAAGGGGGACTTTGCCAATGTGCCGGCGTCGCCGGAAGGAGTGCTGTTTGGCCAGAGTCTGAATGAACGGCTCGGGACTGGTGGCGAGGTCCAGGACGAGGGACAGGTTTCTTCCTACGTCCAGCAGAAGCGCGAGGAACGGGCGGCGCTATTTCCTTCTGAGGGAACTCCGCACTCTCAGCGCCGCATTGTAGCCGCGAGCGATCCGCGAGTCATTGGTTTAACTCTGGAACAGGCGGGTCCCTTGCAGCCTGGGTCGATTGTGGCCATTCGGGAGGAAGGACAGGAAGATGTTCATCCGACTGAAGTCTATGCGATGCTGACCGAGGATCTGAAAGGGTGGATGAAGAAGTACGCCCCGACGGCTCGTGTGGTGCTGAATTTGGAACAGTTTGCTGAAAAGAACAGGAACGCTACCTTCGGTCTGCATCAACTCGGCTTCACGCAGGGAATGGATGGGGAAGTGCAGCCTTACCATGTAATCACGCCTCGGGAACTTCCAGCCTTCGCAAAGTACCAGAATAGCGACGCCAAGACGGCACTCGGACTGCTCGGCGGACTCTCGCATGAGTTTGGACATTTGGTTCGCTGGGAAGGTTTCCGCAACGGGATTGCTGAAGTCCATGGACAGGCTTTTGCTACGAAGATTTCGCAGGCAATTGAAGAAGGTACCATTACGCCAGAACAGATGGCTGAGTTCGCGGCGAAGTCTCCGGAGGAAGCAGCTCTTGTGCAGGACTGGCAGGAGCGTCGGGCGCGTCTGTTGGATGGCACGATGACGGCCGATCAGTTCATGGAAGAGTGGGCTGGCCTGCGGAAGGTCGGAGAGTCGGTTGGACGGAACCTGCCGCGGGATAAGAGTCTGTATGAGTGGAAGAAGAATCGGTTGAGTTTGCATGGTATCCCGGAGGAGGGAGCATCGGCGGCTGAATTGCTCGTCGGGAAGCGCGACTCTAACGGGCAGTTCTCCGCTCGTCAGATGAAAGAACTCAAGCGCTTTGCAAAGTTCGACGAGTACATGGCTGAGCAGTTCACCAGGTACTCCTACGTGAAGGGGGACATTCTCCGCTCGAAGTTCGGCAAGTTCTTTGCCGACATGATGCAACGGCTTAAGTCTCTGTTTGTCGATCTGAAGACGGCAAAGGGCCAGAACGGCGAACGGATTATTCAGCCGGGCGAGACCTTCGCGACCTGGATGGACAAGCAGACGCTCCGGGCGAAGGGAATGCAGAAGGGTACAACCGGACGGCTGAAGCTCTCGAAGGAGGTTCTGGCTGCGCAGAAGCAGGCGTCGATTGAACGGCTGGAGCAACTGAAGGTGGAAGAGGCTGTAGCTGCGGCAGCTGTGCCGGAAGGTCCGAAATCGCAGGGTGTGTCCGATCTGACAGCTCTGCTGGAGAGTCTCCGCGGAAAGGCTGATCCGGAAACCGCTCCAGCGAAAGTGGCGGAGAAGGTTAAGCAGGAGAAGAAGGCCGCGAAGCCTAAGAAGGTGAAACAGCCGCCTGTGGTTCCAGTGGCTGAGACGCCTCCGGAAGTAGCCCTTTCTGTAAAGGAGGTTAAGCAGCGCTATAAGGAACTGATTGACGATACCTATCCGGAAGGCTCTGATTCCGAGAACGCAGATGACAGTCGGCGGTATGAGGCCCTGACTGCCCTTCTGGAACGTGGCGAACTGGCGAAGCTGGAGCTCTGGCTGAACAAGGTTCGCTCGGAGCGGGATCATGGAGATCGGGACTATACGTCGAGGGTTCTAAGTCGCCTGCCGAATAAGGAAAAGATCAAGACGGCGACGCTCGAGCTGACGATGAAGCAGAAAGACGTGCGCGCCGTGGAACAGCAATTCTGGGCGGACTTCGCCCAGCAGCATCCGAACGGTTTTTCCTGGCAGGAAGCGCAGCAAGCACTGCAAAATCGGATTACACAGCTGGAACCGGTGCGGATTCAGGAGAATAAAATCAATCAAGTTGAGAAGTTGGGGCAGCCAAAATTCCTGACGGTGGCCCCATCGCAGCAGATTGTTGCTTCAAATG